GTACCGATGCCGAACTCGGAGGAAGGTCTGCCGCCGGAGATGGAGTACCAGCTCTCGCAGATGTTGGCACAGGCCGCTCCGCAAGTCTTGGCTGCTAGCCAAGCGATGGTTGCACAACAGCAAGCCCAGCAGAATGCGCAAGACCCGCTGCTCCAGTTGCAGATGCAGGAGCTGCAGCTAAAGGCCAAGGAAGTGGAGATCAAGGAGAAGAAGATGGCCCTTGATGCCGCTGCTAAAGCTGATGAGCTGAAGCTGAAAGAAGCGGAGCTTGCTGGGAAACAACAGCTGGAGGGCGTTCGCTTGGGCGCTCAGATGGCTAAAGACAAGGAAAACGCTCAGCGAGATGATGAGCGCGAAGGACTTCGTATGGGAGTAGAGATCGCCAAAAACAGGGCGCAGATGATGCAGGCTAAACAACAACCGAAAGGGGGTAGCAAGTGATGATTCCCGTGGATGCTCTACGGAGCAGGCTGCGCACTGAAATGAACAACTACGCCGATGATCTAGCGACCGGCGCATGCAAATCGTTTGACGAGTATCAACACCTCTGCGGGGTGATCCGGGGTCTAGCTACTGCAGAGCGGCATTTAATCGACCTTGCAGAAGAAATGGAGAAGCAGGATGAGTGACATTGATGTTGGTGCAACGCAGCAAGAAGCAGAGGAGAAGGCAAAGCAGCTTCCCAAACCGAAAGGCTACCGGATACTTTGTATGGTCCCTCACATCGAGGCGAAGTATGAAGGTGGGCTGATCAAGGCGGAAACTACTGTCAGCCGAGAGGAGTTGACCACGCAGGTGCTGTTCGTGGTCGAGCTTGGTGACATGGCCTACAGCGACGCGAATCGGTTCCCGACCGGCCCGTGGTGCAAAAAAGGCGATTTTGTCCTGACCCGTACGTACGCCGGAACCCGCATGAAGATTCACGACCGGGAATTCCGCATCATCAATGACGACACCGTGGAAGCCGTGGTTGAAGACCCACGCGGCCTTTCTCACGCTTAAGGAGGACTTATGGCAACAAGTAATGGAGAGTACAAGTTTCCGGATGAGCAGGATGCCCCGAGCGCTGAAAACGCTTCGGACGCTCCGGACATCGAGGTTTCGGTCGAAGGCGACGTAGATATTGAGATCGCAGACGACACTCCGGAACAAGACCGGGGCCGCAAGCCCCTAGAGAAAGAGCCTGAAGACCTTAAGGACGAGGAGCTGGCCACATACAGTGCCTCCGTTCAGAAACGTATTAAGGAATTAAGCCATGCTCGCCATGATGAACGGCGAGCCAAAGAAGCACTCCAGCGCGAACAGGAGGAGATGAAACGTGTCGCTCAGCGACTTGTTGATGAAAACAAGCGTTTGAAGCAGTACGTCTCCACCGGGGAGCAGGCGTATGCCGGTTCCATGAAGACGGCGGCAGAGGCTGAGTATGAGATGGCCAAGAAGCAGTTCAAGGAGGCGCACGAGTCGTTTGACGCGGATGCCTTGTTGGAAGCCCAGACCAAGCTCATGCAAGCCCAGATGAAGCTGGAGAAGGCAAATAATTTTCGTCCTACCCCTTTACAAGATGACGTAGAAGGTGTAGAAACGACACAGATCGAACAGCAACAAGTCCGCCCTGATGAGAAAACGCTGCGTTGGCAGCAACGTAATCAGTGGTTTGGGCCTAATGACGAGATGACCGCCGTCGCGCTGATCGCACATAAGCAGTTGGTCCACTCGGGTATAGACCCGCGCAGTGACGAGTACTTCGCGCAAATAGATGCGCGCATGCGTAAACGGTTTCCTGACTTCTTCAACGAGAAAGAGGAACCTACCACTCAGCCAACAGAAGTGCGTAAGGCTGCTACAGTCGTCGCTCCAGCAAGTCGTTCTAACGGACCAAAGAAAATCACTTTGACTAGGACGCAAGTAGCTATTGCAAAAAAGCTCGGAGTACCTTTGGATTTGTACGCTAAACAACTTGCACAGGGGAACGCATAATGGCTGAGAACAGACTCGCTCGTGAACTCGAAAGTCGAGAGACTACACAGCGCAAAAAAACATGGGCACCGTCGAGTTTGCTTCCTGATCCTGCACCATCTAAGGGTTGGAAGTTTCGGTGGATTCGCACCAGTATTACCGGTCAGGCCGACCCGATGAACGTGTCGGCAAAACTTCGGGAGATGTGGGTTCCTGTGAAAGCAGAAGACCACCCGGAGATGGAAATGTATAACGACCCAATGTCAACGAGCCGGTTCAAAGGCAACATTGAAGTTGGGGGATTGCTGTTGTGCAAAGCACCGGCTGAAGCTGTTGAAGAACGAAATGCGTATTACGCAGCTCAGACTCAAGCTCAAGCCGAGGCGGTGGACAACACATTGATGCGTCAAAGTGATTCGCGGATGCCGCTCTTCAAGGAGCGTAGTTCCAAAGTGTCATTCGGACGCGGCACCACATAACCCTCTTAGGAGTTCCACATGGCATATCCGACTATCGACAAGCCTTACGGCTTTCGTCCGGTCAATTTGCTGGGCGGTCAGGTATTTGCGGGGTCAACCCGTCAGATTCCTATTGCCTCTGGCCACGCCACCAACATTTACTTTGGTGACCTCGTGGTTATGAGCGCAAACGGCTGCGTCAACAATGCGACCAGCACCACCTCGGGCAACGATTTCCTTGGCGTTTTCATGGGTTGCTCGTACATCAACACTCTGGGCCAGCGTACGTACTCGCAGTACTACCCGCAGACCGTCACTCAAACCGCCGATACCGCCAACGGTACTACGGCTTATGTTTGTGATGATCCTGATGTAGTAATGCGCGTCGCCGTTGTTTCCGGTACGACCGTGGTTGCACAAGCTACCCGTGCAAACTTGGTTGGTGGAAACATCGCATGGGTTGCCAACCTTGGCAGCACCATCACTGGTGATTCGCAGCAAGCTGTGCTGAATGCGTCGCAAACCACTTCGACTCTTCCTCTGAAGATCATCGACGTTGTGCCCGACACTGCACCGGCTGCTGGGTCGTTCGTTGAGGTTCTGGTTACTTGGAACCAAAACGTACATTTGTATCGTAGCTGGACTGGCGTATAAGGGGCTAACACATGGCTATTTCACGCGCACAACTACTGAAAGAGCTGCTCCCCGGCCTGAACGCCTTGTTCGGTCTGGAGTATGCACGTTACGGCGAAGAGCACAAGGAAATCTACGAAACCGAGACTTCCGAGCGTTCGTTTGAAGAAGAAACCAAGCTGTCCGGTTTCTCTGCAGCGCCGGTTAAGGCGGAAGGCAATGCCATTGCTTATGACAATGCGCAAGAAGCTTGGACCGCCCGTTACCAGCACGAAACCATTGCCCTTGGTTTCTCGATCACCGAAGAGGCGATTGAAGACAACCTGTATGACAGCCTGTCGGCTCGTTACACCAAGGGTCTGGCCCGTGCTATGGCTTACACCAAGCAGGTCAAAGCAGCCGCAGTGCTGAACAACGGCTTCACCTCCGGCTACACCGGTGGCGATGGTCAAGTTCTGTTCTCGACCGCTCACCCGCTGGTGTCTGGTGGCACTAACAGCAACACGCAGTCCACTATGGCTGACCTGAACGAGACTTCTCTGGAAGCCGCCGTTATTCAGATCGCTGCTTGGACCGACGAACGTGGCCTGCTGATCGCTGCCAAGCCGCGTAAGCTGATTGTTCCGCCAAACCTGATGTTCGTTGCGACCCGTCTGCTCGAAACCGAGCTGCGTGTTAGCACCAACAACAACGACATCAACGCTCTGAAGAACAACGGCTCGATCCCGGAAGGCTACAGTGTCAATCACTTCCTGACTGACACCAATGGCTACTTCCTGATGACCGACGTTCCGAATGGTCTGAAGCACTTCGTCCGCACCCCGCTGCAAAACAGCATGGACGGCGACTTCGACACCGGCAACGTCCGTTACAAGAGCCGTGAGCGTTACAGCTTCGGCTGGTCTGATCCGTTGGGCGCTTGGGGTTCACAAGGCGCGTAACACGAACGGGGGGCGTAAAAACCCCCCGTTTTTTGTTTTTGGTGTATGCTCCATCTATCTGGGATTTTTACCTGTATCGACTGCCCCAGCAGACTTAGTAGAGACGATACGGGGATGTGCTACTACACAAGGAATATCAAATGGCTATCTCCACATTTGACGGTCCGGTTCGCTCGCTTGGCGGCATGTACAACCAAGGCCCGAACAACATCGTCACTCTTGGTGCAACTGCAACTCTCACTGTGGCCGCTCACGCTGGCCGCATCCTGTTGGTTCCGGCAACTTGCGCAATCACGCTCCCGGCAATCAATGCGTCCGCTGACGCAACTTCGGCTGGTCCCGGCGCTGATCCCAACACCCTGAACAACCTTGGTACGGTGTTCACCTTTATTTTCACTGCTGCTTCGGCTGGTGCAACCGCTCAAACGGTTACCTGCGCCGGTAGCGATGCGTATGTTGGCCAGATTTCCGTTGCCGGTACGACCACCGCGTCGTTCAACTCGACCACCAGCACGATCATTACCCTGAATGCAACCACCACTGGTGGTGCTGCTGCGGGTAGCCGTCTGGTGCTGATGCCGTTCGCCACGAACAAGTGGTCCGTGCAAGGCTCGTTTGTCGGTTCGGGTTCCGTCGCCACGCCGTACAGCTGATCAATCTTCTTGGGGGGCTTCGGCCCCCTTCATTGAACCTCAAGGAGATTGACCATGCAAACAGATGTCTATTCGGGACACCTAAATAGTTCCGGGTTCTATATCAACTACCGCTCCCGCCTCAAGGGGATCATGTTTACGTCGTCCTCGACGGCTGGCACGATCAACATGTGGGACGTAACGGCTGCGCCTACGGCAGCAGCGACTGGCTATACGCAGTCAGGTAACACGGTGACGGTTGTCAGCGCCGCACACGGCTTGCAGACGGGTGATCGTATTGGTATTACGTTTGCCACCGCTACTGGCGTGTCTGCAACCAACGGCAACTACACGGTCACTGTTACCAACTCCAGCACCTTCACCATTACGGATGTCAACAGCAGGACTATTGCAAGTGCAACTGGCTGCACGTTCTCCAATGCTGGTGGTCGTTGGCTGATGTCGCTGGATACGGCTGCGTTGACTAGTTCTGGCGTTCCGCAAAACCAAAGTATGCTGATTCCGGGTGAGGGTTTGTTGTGCCTCAACGGTATCTACGGGCAGCTTACCAACCAAACTGGCGTGACCATTTTCTACGGGTGATTTGTGCAAAATCAAAAAGGCTTTGACCTTGCTGGCAAGAAACTGATGATCGGCCTACCGGCTTATGACCATAAGGTAGGCGTGAAAATGGCTGTGTCGCTGATGCGGCTTGGCCAACAAGTCTTGGAGCATGGCATCGAGATTCAGGTCAGCAGCATCTGCGGCTGTTCTGTTGTGTCTCGCGCCCGGAATGTAATTGCACACAATTTCCTTGAGTCGGACTGTGACCACCTGCTGTTCATCGACTCGGACATGACGTTTGATCCGAAAGACGTTCTGCGTCTGTTGGCTTGGAATCAGACCCGTGGCATCGTGGCCGGTGCGTACGAAGCCCGTAAAGAGGGTAAGGTCTACATCCTGTCGCTTGACGGCGGCAACGGTGTTGATGGTGCGCAGAACTCGATTGCGATGGATGGTTGGGGTCTGGTCAAGGCCTACCGTGTAGCAACTGGTTTCATGATGATCCAGCGTCAGGTGTTTGAAAAGCTTCGCGCAGCTCACCCTGAGTGGAAGCATCCGGACAACCTTGAAGACCGCATGCTGTACAGCTTCTTTGACTTCAAGGTAACGCCGACGGGTTACGTTGGCGAGGACTTCTTGTTCTGTGACCGCGCTCGTGAAGTTGGTACGGATATCTGGGTTGACCCGACGATCAAGTTGGGTCACATGGGCATCCACGAGTACCAGAGCGACTTTGGCAAAGATGTGCTGTACCCCTCAATGGAGGCAGCGAAAACTATGAGCACGGCGGCATAATGGCTAAGACTCCAGCATGGCAACGCAAAGAAGGCAAAAATCCTGCTGGTGGTTTGAACGCCAAAGGACGAGCCTCCTACAACGCAGCCAATCCGGGCAAGCCGGGGCTGAAGCGTCCGCAACCGGAAGGCGGGGCACGGAAGAAGTCGTTCTGCGCCCGTATGAGTGGGATGAAGAAGAAGCTGACTTCTGCGAAGACGGCGAACGATCCGAATAGCCGTATCAACAAAAGCCTCCGGGCTTGGAACTGCTGAGGAAATCATGGCTGATCAGTACGATGCAAAAGCCGCGCAATACCGCAAGGAATGGGCTGAGATGA